GCACAGAGCGGGACGCAATGAGCATGGAGATTTTCGGAAAATCAGCGCAGGACCTGAATTCCCTGATCGTCCAGGGCAGCGGAACGCTGAAAAAGTACACAGACGAAGCCCATGAAATGGGCTATGTACTGAGCGGGGAGGCGCTGGACGCTCTCGGAGCTGTGGACGACGCGCAGCAACGGCTCCTGAGGACGCAGGAGGCCGTGAGCAATCAGATATCGGCTGAGTACGCACCGTATATGGAAGAGTCCCTGACGATGACAAGGGAGCGGATCCAGGACATCGGCAAGGCCCTGACTGAATCGGGCGCGGTGGAGGCGTTCGGTTCAATTCTGGTGTCTACCCAGAGCCTGCTGCGGCCGCTGGCCGAGCTGGGAATGGAGATCCTGCCGCCGCTGGCAAAGATCCTAGGCGGCATCGCGGGCGTGATGGCGCTGATTGCAGACGCGGCAAATGTTATTGCCGGGCTGGTGACACTGGATTTCAGAAGAATCGGCACGGCGCTGGGCTTTAACCCGGACCAGGCGAGCAACATGCAAATCTGGATGCACGGCGCGGACTACAAGGCCGACAGATGGGGCAGCGCATACGGGAACGCCTTTGATGAGAGCACGGGCCTGTACAGCGGGAATTACTTCCACGCTTCGGGCACGGACAACTTCCCGGGGGGATGGTCCTGGGTAGGCGAAAACGGCCCGGAAAAGGTCTATCTGCCGCAGGGAACGCAGATTGCAACGGCGCAGGAGAGCCGGAGCAGCGAAAGGAACGAGTTTAACTTCTATATTGAAGCCCGGAGTCTCCGGGAGCTTGAGGATTTGCTGCGCATTGTTGAGGACGCGCGGCGGATGCGCCGGATGAAGGGATGAAGCCATGGCCACGACAGTAAGACTGCAAGCAATACAATCCGCCGCCATCAGCGCGGGCGGAGGCGACAGCGCATACAACAACCACAGCAGCGCAATACAGGATCTAGGCAGCGGAAACCCAAACTATGCACTTCTGACCGGATTTGAAGCGCCGGCAGGCGCGGACCGGTTCAAACGGGTAATGGGCTGCACGGTAAACG